CCGCCCTGAAGTTTTGGATTGTGATATCCACCATACCACAATCAAGGGGGAGAAGTGGACTATTCTCGTTGGTCTTTATAACAATAAACCATACGAAGTTTTAGGCGGCTTGGCAAATCTTATTGAGATTCCCAAGCGCCAGACAGCCGGTCGCTTGACAAAGCATCAATTTAAAACAAAAACAAACAGATATGACTTGACATTTGGTGTAGATGATGATACAACAGTAGTAAGAGATATCGTAAAGGTATATGATAATCCAAACGAGTCGGCATTCACAAGGATGATTTCCTTGGCTTTGCGCCATGGCTCTCCACCTCGGTTGCTGGTGGAACAACTTCTGAAAGATAAGGATAGTGACATGTTTAGTTTTGCGCGATGTGTCGCTAGAATTTTGAAGAACTACATTACAGATGGCGAACCTGCCGGAGACAAGGCTTGCCCTTCGTGTGAAGCAGAGGAAGGTTTGGTTTATCAAGATGGGTGTATTACTTGTAGCCAGTGTGGCTACGCAAAATGTGGTTAAACAGCCACGAAACTTGTGCTATTATTTCAAAAAGGAGTAAATAATGTCTGAGGAAATTCAAGAAAAAGAGAATCATATTACCGATTATATTACGTCTATGGCGTCGATCGAGGCGTCAATGGAGCCGTACAAGGAACAGAAGCGCGCTCTTAAGGGTAATTACGTTGAGAACGGTTGGCTTTCGAAGGAAGAGATCAGCATGGCTGTGAGGGCTTATCGTATGGTCAAAGGTGATATTGATATTGAACAGCTAATAGACTTTTATGATCACGTTTCCAAGACGGTCAGGTAAGTATGAACGTAATGCCCAAGAATAAATATCTGTTGGTCGAGTCTGTTAAGGACGCGCCTGAGCAGGAATCAACGATTTTAGTACCGGATGATTATGTTGCCTCTGCGGCTAAAGAACACGAATTGGTAAAGATACTAGCCTTTGCAGGCAACTGCGCTGGTCGTTGTTCATACGAGGCGGGTCAATATGTTCTAGTTGAGGGTCATATGATTAAGAACGTTCGTATTTTTGATCAAGACTATCGGCTTGTACAAGAAAATTATGTGTTGGCTACGGTAACGGATGTTGAATCTTGATGAGGTTGTCATTGGGAGTGGATTAAGTGCTCTAGTGTACGCCTATTGTAATAATAGGGTACTAATAAGGACGCTCGATGACGGTCCTCCTCCATTTGATTTTTTTGAACCAAGGCTTGATTTAACATCATATCGTTTTGAGCCGGTTGATTACGAGCTTAAAAGCAATGTCGATGTCAAGACGGTTGGCACACCCAAGATAGAACTCTGGGAGCGTCTTTCTTTTGTGATGTCTCTGGCGGGTAACCTTCCCTTCGCCAACAAGGCTAAGGCGATTAGGGTTGACCCCGAAGAAAAAACAATATCAGTTGTCGGCTCTGGCACATCCACCAAGGTTTCTTATGTGAACCTCAGAATCTTTGATGATACGGGTCTGCACGGGTTAGATGACCTTCAAAAGTTGGAAGCCACAGAATTTTTGCCGCCAAAGAAAATTCAAACTTTGGATTGGTTTAATGTAAGGTCTGGCTGTAGACACCAGTACGATCATTTATATATTGGCGATGACCTTGTTAACGAAATATATTTTTATCCCTCTGAACGAGTGGACGGCAAGCACGACCTTAAGGATCTCGTGGCTATTTCGTATCTGACAAGGGAGCAACTGAATAACGTTGAATATTCAGATACATACGCGCGTCTAAAGGTTCAGGGGATTATGAAAGAACACGGGATTCGTGGAACAAGGAATGGTCGTGATTCAAAAAACCCTAAAAAATATAAGTATTATGCGGTAAGGATTGAGTCCGCCGCAAGAGATGTTTTTCCGGCGGAAAAGAATAGATATCGTAATTGTAATGATATAATTTTTGATGTTCGCACTGCTGAAGATGTGGTGACACAGGAGCTTCAGTCTTCTTATGCTGATAAGCTCCATAAGGGATTAACCACTTTACATGAAGTGTAAAAGGAATACAGGCAAAGGAGGTAGAGAGTATATGAGTGGTATTGATGGTGTGGGCTCCGCAGGCGGTGCGATTGGACCGGCTGGCGGTCCTGCACCTAGTCGTAATATTGTGACGCCATCCGTAGGAGCAGCGGATACTGGAGACTTTTCAGGCAGCGACATAGAGCCGGTTGGATCTTCCGGCAACGAGTCCATGCGAGGATCTGGAAAGACCGCAGCGGCAGACTTGTCTAATCGTAATATTAGTACTGAAGATTTTTTAGTTCTTAAGACTCAGACAAAAGACGATCCATACGCTATTTTAGATGAAGTAATCGCAGCCATGAAGGAGAATCTGAAAGAGGTCGGTGAAGCGATAGAGGCGATAAAAGACATGGTTGGGGATACGTCTAAAGGGAGCATTGCCTTGCAACTTCTAAAGGAGACTTTTGAAGCGATTGACAAAATGAGAAAATCTGAATAAAAGTATTGACACCTTGTATCAATTTTGTTATTATAGATCTCTATGCTCTTAGAAAAGCCAGTCAGCGAGAAGTCGTTTCATTTAGCTGGAATCGTTCCCGTCGCAGGACAGTCATTAGATTTTAAGTGTCCATGGCACGATTGCATGATGCCTATTGCACCTAACTATTTGGCAGTCGAGCGCGCAGTGGTGGAGTGTGCATACGCCGGTTGCGAAACAATATGGGTTATTTGTAACGACGACATGCAGCCATTAATTCGGCATCGCTTGGGCGACGTCATTTACGATCCAGTTTTGATGGCACGAAAATATTCACCAATGCCTGCCGATGAGCGCAAGCCCATAACTATATACTATGTGCCTATACACCCCAAGGACCGCGACAAGAGAGACTGCTTAGGGTGGAGTGTGCTTTACGGTGCGCTCACGGCGTATCACATTTCCAGAACCATAAGCAAGTGGGTCATTCCAGATAGATATTACGCGGCTTTCCCTTATGGCGTGTATGAGCCAGACATCTTGCGAGGTTTCAGGAAAGACATCTCCAGCCGTCGTGATTTTTTTCTTTCTCACCAAGGCAGGACTGTTTGTGACGGTGAATATTTAGGCTTCACTTTTGACGCAGAGGGCTACTTTCGTTACCGAGATACTGTGAGGCACGAGGGCACGGGGATTCGAGTTCCTGGTCAGGTTGGCATCCCCACGGAGAGCTTGCCCCTAGAAGAAAGGTGGTCCGCTCGCTTTTTTTCGCTTGACAAAGTTTTCAAATCTGTTAAGCTGGATGGAGCTAAAAAGATTGGTTTGCCTTGGTATCAGAAGATAGACAGTTGGGAAACATATTGTGGGTATGCGGGCTCGCAGTGGTCACAGCTTTTATCCAGACCAGATAAGTGTATATTATCTTACAAAGAGTGGAATCCAATAGGAGTTGATAATGAGTGATCGCGTAGAACCAAATATTCCCTTTGTGGGGCTTCATGCACACAGTGGCTTATCGCTATTTGATGGCTTGGGATACCCCCAAGAACATATGGAATTCGCCTATCAGAACGGCTCCGGTGCCCTAGCTTTAACCGATCACGGGCATATGAACGGTCTGCCCCATCAAGTGCTTTTTGCCAAGGAGATGAAGGGACAAGAAAAAGAGTTTAAGCCTATTTTTGGAGTGGAAGCTTATTTTAATCCCTCGATTAAGGCTTGGCAACAGGAATACGAAGCTTCAAAAGAGACGCGCAAGAAGATAAGAGCTTCGGGCACACTCATCGAAGACGAGAATGCCAGCAAGCAAATAAAAAATGTGTTGAATAAAAGAAATCATCTTATTTTGCTTGCGATGAGCCAAACAGGTTTGAACAACATATTTAAGCTCATATCGGAGAGCTTCAAGGATGAAAATTTTTACAGGTATCCTCGTCTTGATTACGATTTGCTGGCAGATTACGGTGAAGATGTTATTGCCACGTCTGCTTGCTTGGGCGGTGTGTACGCTGGCGATTATTGGGATAATAAAGATGCTGGTCCAGACGCTATTATGGATGCTATGCGGCTGACCACCGAACGGATGCAGAAGGTTTTCGGAGATAGGTGGTATGGAGAGTTGCAATGGAATAATATTCCACAGCAACATGAGCTAAATAATTATATCATTCAGATTTCTAAAGAATATGGGATTGAGTTAATTTCCACAGCCGATAGCCACTATCCAAATCCCGAGGCATGGCGTGATCGCGAGCTTTATAAGCGCCTGGGCTTTCTTGGCAAAGGTGGTATGCCCCCCTGGATGCCCTCAGAGCTTCCTGACGGCGTTGAGGAGATCGGGTACGAGCTTTATCCTAAGAATGGCGATCAGATGTGGGAGAGCTATCAGAAGTATTCGAAGCTTGTCGGTGTTGAGTACGACGACGACCTCGTTATGGACTCCATCACGAGAACTCATCAAATCGCATACGAACGCATCGAGGATTTCATGCCCGATGACGTGGTGCGTCTCCCTGACTTCGTTGTGCCAGAGGGCAAGACTGCTGGGCTTGCTCTGCGTGAGTTTGCCACCGAGGGGTTAAAGAGATACGAGGAGTCAGCTTCTCTTTCTGAGGAGGTTGTGCAGGAGTACATCAATCGAGCCTCCATGGAGCTTAAGGTCATTGAGGACAGGGGCTTTACAAAATACTTCTTAACGATGAAGGCAATTGCTGATCGAGCGTCGGAGGTGCAGCTTGTTGGCGCAGGACGTGGTTCGGCTGCTGGCTCGCTCGTATCTTTTTTGGTTGGCATTACACAAGTCGATCCTCTTAAGTACGATCTTTTGTTTGAGAGGTTCATGCGTAAGGATCAGGTTGACTATCCAGATATTGATTACGATGTCTCAGACCCGATGAAGCTTAAAGAGATGTTGATTGAGGAGTGGGGCGAGTCAACGGTTGTCCCCATTTCAAATTTTAATACTTTGAAGCTGCGATCTTTGATTAAAGATATCGCCAAACTTTATGAGATCCCCTTTAAGGAGGTTAATCCTGTCACCTCGCGAATGATTCATGAGGCGACCCCCATGGCGAAGAAGAAGCACGGGATTAAGGCAGGGGTGTATGCTCCGACTTTTGAAGAACTGGTTGAGTTCTCTCCCACGTTGCAAAAATTCTTTAATAAGTATCCGAATGTCAAGACCCACATTGAAGCCTTGCACGGGCAGGTTCGCAGCGTCAGCCGCCACGCAGGCGGCGTCGTTGTTGGTGAGAATCTGGACAAGTGGATGCCATTGATTAACAGCGGGGGAGTCCGTCAGACGCCATGGTCTGAAGGTCAGAACGTTCGTCACCTAGAACCGCTAGGGTTTATTAAATTTGATGTGTTAGGGCTTGCCTCTTTGCGTATGATGGAGGGCGCGATTAGGCATATTCTGAAGCGCCACCATGGTATTTCGGACCCGACCTTCGCACAGGTAAAAGAATATTATGATTGCAATCTGCACCCTGATAAGATTGATTTCGACAATCAGAGTGTGTATAAGAATATTTTTCACAAGGGGAAGTGGGCAGGGATCTTTCAGTTCACAGAGGAGGGCGCGCAAAACTTTTGCAGGAAGGCTAAGCCGACCAGCATTATTGATATTTCAGCCATCACTTCGATCTATCGTCCCGGTCCCCTAAGCGCGAAGGTACACGATCTGTATGTAAGCGCGAAGAGCAGCCCTGGAGAGATCTCATACGGTCATGACTTAATTCGCGAGGTCACTGAAGAAACCTATGGATTTCTGATTTTCCAAGAGCAGATTGCGTTATTGGCTCACAAGCTAGGTAAGAATTTGTCTCTTGACGAGGGCAACTTGCTACGGAAGTTGTTGACTAAGAAGGGCACTGGCGCGGTGGCGAACAAGAAGAAAAAACTTTATGACAAATTCGTGGCAGGCTGTGTAGATAAAGGTTTATCTTCCAGTGCAGCAGAAGCTTTGTGGGAGAAGTTTGAATACTTTTCTGGCTATGGGTTTAATAAGTCTCACGCAGTGAGCTATTCGATTCTCAGCTATCAGTGTGCCTATCTGCTTAACTATTATCCCTCTGAGTGGATGGCTGCTTTTCTGGATAAGGAGCCCGAAGGGCGGAAGGAGCAGGCGATTAATATTGCGAAGGCGTCGGGGTTCAAGCTAGCTGCTTTGGATATTAATACTTCTGGTCGTGTTTGGGAAATCTCCAAAGATGGAAAGACATTGATTCCGCCTTTGAATTCCATTAAGGGGCTTGGCGAAGCTGCAATCGATCAGATTATTGAACACCGCCCGTTTAAGGATGCTGAAGATTTGCTTTTCCGCAAAGAGATATCCTATTCCAAGCTAAACAAGAGAGCACTGGATGTGCTAGTGAGGGGGCAGGCGTTAAACAGCTTGGTCGATGAAAGGTTTACCGGTCTCAAACACTTTTGGTCTGCCGTCGCTGTTGATCGACCAAAGTCTCCTAAGAAGATGAAGGAAAATATTGATTTGTACGCGCCAGAGGGTGAGTTCAGTTCAGAAGAACAGATCGAACATTTGGTTTCGTTGACGGGGGTTTTTCCATTCGCGCTTGTCATGGAACAGCATATAGTTGATGAGCTAGACAGACATGTGGTGCCCCCTATTGGCAAATGGGATAACGAGCTAGGTGTTGCTTGGTTCATTCCCAGAGAGATCGTAGAAAAGAAGACAAAGAATGGTCGCCTGTACTGGATTGTGAAGGTTATTGATTCGTCCAATAAGAATACAGCAATTAAATGTTGGGCGGTTAAACCGGGTAGCGATAGGGTTTTTATCAATCGACCTTATATGGCTCGACTTGATTATGATGAACAGTGGGGCTTCAGTACGCGCTCCATTAGATACAACTTTAAACTCTTAGCATAGGAGAATATTTTGAAGAAAGAGGTTTATATGGTGATTGAGTCGTTGGGCGACAGGATGAAAGAATGTTTGCAAGACGATTGCAGTGAGGAGCGCAGGGAATTTCATCACAACATGATGCGTCTTGAAGCTCGCCGCCTTTTGGAACTCCTTGGGGAACAAGAGAATAAATTACAAGAGGAGGAGCTTCGAAAAAATATTAGAAGTTTTGCCAAGACGGCTTCAAGCGTATTTGAAACTCTTCGTGGTGAGATCAAGCTCGCTGAGCAGATATATAAGAGGTCTAGGGATGGCAAGCGATGGAACTGAGAGTAAAGTTGTTGAGAGAGGGAGCTAAGCTTCCTGTGCGAGCCTATCCGACTGATGCGGGAGCAGATGTTTTTTATTGTCACAACCCCGATGGGTACAACCATTGTGTTGGGGAGGAGGACGAATACTGGATCAGCGCAAAGGCGTCATGTATTATCCCCACAGGCATCAAGGTCGAGGTGCCGGGTGGATACATGCTTGAGGTAAAGAATAAATCAGGCATCGCATCCAAGCGTCAGCTTATTGTTGGAGCCTGCGTCATCGACTCTGGGTATGATGGGGAGGTCTTTGTGAATCTTCACAACATTGGGCGCAACACACAGAGAGTCTATCCCGGTGATAAAATCGCACAGTTGGTGTTAGTGCCGGTAAGAGCTTGCGATTTTGTCGCGACCGATGGGAGCCTCAACGACTATACCCTTCGCGGCGACGGGGGCTTCGGCTCGACTGGGGAAAAGTAATGGGATCTTTATCAAGAAAGATAAAACGCCACGCCCTAGCCAGGCAGCGGAAAGAGACTAAGAAAGATGTCGCTCAAAAAATGAATATGTTTGAGCGACTACCTGACAAGTGCAGCGCCTGTGAAGAGGCATTTGACAAGCAAGACAAAGAGATGGTCATGGCTTGGAGCGTGGTTGTGCGCGCCGAAGAACAGGTGGTACGTTTATATTGTCCCGAGTGCTGGGATAAGGCTAAAAAAATTATTAAGGAATTTGGTGAACAATGAAGCGGGCGGTAACTTATAATGATGTATTACTCATACCTCAATACTCTGATATTAAAAGTAGAAGTGAGGTGAACATATCCAATTTCTTGGGAGACTTAAAACTAGACTCCCCAATCATTTCCAGTCCAATGGACACTGTGACTGAAGCTGCCATGGCAACTGCTATGCACAAAGCCGGCGGCTTGGGAATTATTCATAGATATAATTCAATCGAGAGCCAGGCAGAGTTTGCCTCTAACGCTTTGCTCGCGGGGGAGTGTAATGTCGGCGCAGCGGTAGGGGTTACCGAAGACTATCTTGATAGATCTACTGCGCTCTATGATGCTGGGGTCCGCATTCTTTGCGTTGATGTCGCTCATGGTCACCACGCCCTAATGAGGTCTGCCCTTGGAGAGTTGCGTGATGTCTTTGGAGACACTGTGCATTTAATGGCTGGTAACGTAGCCACTAGAGAGGGCTACGAAGCCCTAGTAGATTGGGGTGCAGATTCGGTTCGTTGTAATATCGGAGGTGGGTCTATTTGTTCAACAAGGGTTCAAACTGGTCACGGGGTTCCGGGTCTACAAACTATTTTTGATTGTGCCTCGTCTGATCGAGATGCCCCTATTATTGCTGATGGCGGGATTAGAAATTCTGGAGACATCGTAAAGGCAATCGCCGCTGGCGCTGATTTTGTAATGGTCGGTTCTCTTCTAGCTGGCACAGACGAGGCTCCAGGCTTGGTTGTCACCAGTAAGCGGGGCAAGAATTATAAAGTCTATAGGGGTATGGCTAGCCGAGATGCCCAACGCGATTGGCGAGGTCGTTTGACTTCCGCGCCAGAAGGGGTATCCACCACGGTGCCGTACAAGGGCAGTGTTGATATCATCTTACAGGATTTAAATATGGGTATTCGCAGCGGCTTTTCATATTCGGGCTCGCGTTCTATCATAGAATTTCAAACAAAAGCAAAGTTTGTACAACAGACTAATGCAAGTCAGGTGGAAAGCACTGCACACATATCGAGGAGTCGCTAGTGTCCAGCGAGGCTACAAAGAAGAAGGTCGTTTTTTACGATACTGACAAAAGACATGCCGATTTGAAGATTCGACTTCATTACGACGGATTGACTCAGGCTGGGTTTTTTAGAGCAATGATCTCTGGGTATTTGGACAAAGATCCGGCTATGATAGATTTTATTCAGCGGCTTAAAGAGACCAATAATGTTCAGAGTGTTAAGAAGAGAAGCACGACAGATGAGCTTTCGCAGTCAGGCGACGAGGTAAAAAACAAGTTTTCTTTGCTGAAGGAAGACGAGGTTGAGAATATTTTTGATATAATTGAAAAGGAGTTTCCAGATCTATGAAAAATTATAAATTCTTATTGGGACGTGAGTTACCAGAGTGTTCAAAGGCGTGTATTAAAAACGATGTATCGTGCCCGGTGGAAGACTGCCGACAATGGATCGATTACGAGAACGATTTAAATTGTACTTCTATTGCGGTTGAAAAAAATGGAAGTATGACGCTGAGAGAGGTTGCCGATAGATTACATGTTAGTTTTGTGCGTATTAAGCAGATTGAGGATAAAGTTCTTGACAAACTTCAAAGGAATTTGGCGAAAGAGTTTGGTGTTAAGAGGGGGGAATTGAAGGATTTTGTGTTGACAGACTTTCGTGAATAACTTTCTGCCTTTTATATATAAAAAGCCTATTTACTTGTAGTGCTTTTTCTGTTTGAAGGGCGCTATTCCTTAGTTGTACAACTATATATTATAGAAAAGAAATCCTACTTATCTTTCTTAAGGAGATAATAAAATGAGTAAGAAAAACAGATTAGATGAAAGCACGATCCGCCGTTTTATGGGGCTGTCTGGAATTGGTGCGTTAGGCGAGAATTTTGTGGATCGCCTTCGCGAAGAAGACGATCTGCCTCCCGATGAGGACTTGGGTGCCGAGGCTCCTGTTGATGACGTGGCTCCTGTTGATGACGTGGCTCCTGTTGATGACGTGGCTCCTGTTGATGATGCGGCTGGTCCGCCAGTCGAGGGCGACGTGGAGGTTGCCACGGAAATGGCAACTGATGTTGCTGACGCCGTTGCTGCTGCATTAAGTGATGTGCTCGGTCAGCATGGCGTGGAAGTCACCTCTGGTGAAGCCGCCCCCGAGGTTGAGGCTGCTCCTGCTGCTGAAGAGGAGCCTGCTGATCTTGGTGCCGATCTTGGCGCTGAGGAAGAGCTTCCCCCCGAAGAGGGAGAGGAAGGGGAATTGGGCGATCTTGAAGAGGCTGGTATTGAACTGGTTGATGATGATCACCTCGTGCAAGAAGTAGCCCGCCGTGTTGCTGCTCGACTCATGCAAGAGAATAAGAGCACTTCCCGTAAGGGAAATCGCGCACCTCGTCGGACTCGTCGTTCTCGCCGCTAATACATCTTCCGTTATAGGTTTCTTTTAAACACCACAGGATAAAAGCAATCGAAAATATCAAATCTGACAATTTTTCGCCGCCAGAGATTTTTGAGATTAAGGCGGTTTTAGGAGTTTGATATGACAGAGGCAATTTGGTTTTTTGCAGGAGCGCTGTGTTTCCAGCTTTTGGGCAAGGTGTTCAGCTATGTGCAACTGGTCGGGTTTACCATGGAGACTGGCTTGTGCATATTGCGTATATGCGCCACGATTATACATGATGTCGCCTTTATGCAGACTTTAAAATACAAACAATTGCAAGATTCGGGGGTAAAAGACAAAGATATCCAACTAATTAAAGATATTGATGAAGAAACAATTAATAATTGGAAAAATTCGGTAATTTTAAAATTTAAACAGACACTACCAAGAGCAGTTCGCGGCGCTTTTGCTTTTAATGACTGGAGCGGGGCTATGAAGATGCTTGATTCGCGCTTGAAAAGGGGAAGATAAAGATGGAAAAGCTTACTTTAGAGAGTATTCGTAGCATGATCAGAGAGAGCTTCTCTAATGATTCCCACTCTTTCCTGCTAGAGAACCCGGAAGAGTTGTGGGAGGTAAAAATTCATTCAAATAAGTGGCCGTTTAAGGCGTTGTACATGTTTGGACCAGCGGGGTCGGGAAAGGGATTTATTCTTGATGAGGTTTTCAAGGTGCCACAGGGGAAAAAGTCTTTTCGGCCTGTCAATCCAGACCTCCAGATTGAAGATGTTTTTCCTGTGTTTGGCATTAGCACAGATTTTGTAAATTCAGCGGAAGGCGGCGATCCCGAAGTCGAGGCTCTTCAGCAGAAATCACGAGAGATTTTGCAGAATGCTTCCCGCGCCCACGAAGCAAATTTGATTGCAATTGCCAACCCGATTATTTTTGACACAACTGGCGAAAAAGTAGACAAAATGGTAAACAGGATCGAGCAACTGGAAAAGATAGGCTATGATGTTGCCGTGATGATGATTAATGTGCCTACCGAAGCGTCGGTCGAACGCGACGTCGCTCGTGGACCCCGTGCAGGCAAAAAAGGACGCACAGTTGGTAAAACAAGAACCACGGGCATATCTCAGCAATATCAGAAGGAGGTTGTACAAAATAGGGGATATTATAAGAAGCTGGAAGGGCTTAGCAACGTAACGATGCTAGCTCCTGAAGTATACAATAATATTTTCCATCTTGAGACGGGCGAACTTCTTAAAAAGCCTACGGTGATTACGACAGACATGCTTCCAGATGAATTAAACCCCGAAATAAACCCCGAAGCTTTTGCGACAGAAAAAAAGAAGATGGATATAGCGTTGGGAAATTTGAGCAAATGGTTAACTACGCCTGTTGAGAATCCGAATGGGCAATTGCTGTTGTCGGCAATGAAAAGGCTGGTCAAACACCCAGACCTCGACCCCGAGAATGAAAGGGGTCGTCTTGGGCAAAATATGAATGACCTTGTGGTCGCCATGAGCGATCCTCGACTTTCTAGTGATCCACTTTTGCTGAAGGCTGCAAAACACCTCTCCGCTCTCGGCGGCGTCTCCTTCGCTGCCAAGCAAACGAAAAAAGGTGATGTTAAAGTAGGTCTCGGCGCAGGCGAAGACGCTCCCTATGTGCAAGGCGCTATTCGTGGCAAGAAAGACACTGGAGACCAGACGATTCGTCAAATGACTGGCAAGG